AGCAGAGCTACCCCAATATTATCGATTAATAATAATTGGAAATATGTGGAGTGGAGAGATACATCCTCAATAATTGATTATCCAAATCAGTTATTGAGATTATATAACAATAGCGTGCTTCACGCAGCAATAATTAATTTGAAAGCATCTCAAATTATAGGGGGTGGATTAATACCAACAGATGAAAAACATCCAAAATATACTGAGACATTAAATTTCATTGAAACTATTAATAAAGACGGAGATGATTTAAATGTTGTTTTAGAAAAAGTTGTTTTAGATTATGTTTTATTTAATTTCATCAACACACAAATTAATTTTGACAAAGTTTGGAACAAAATAATTTCCGTGGACCATTTAGAATCCAACAAAATAAGGGTTGAAGTACCAGACGAAAATGGTAAAATTAGTGGTGCGTATTGGAAGTTCGATTGGGGAAAATATAAAAGGGGGGATATGATATATTTACCAAAATTTAATAATATTTCTTTTAGTGAAAAAAAGAATAATATTAAAGAAGTTGAAAACTCATTATTTGAAAAAAATGATGAAGATGAATTAAAAAAATATCAGGAACTACTTGATGGTGAGCGATATGCAATACATTCTTTTAAGAAATATTTTCCCGATCAATTTTACTATCCAGTACCCGAATACGCACCAGCTGTCACAGCTATTGAAAGTGACATTGAGAGTAGTGTGTATTGTTATAATGCACTTAAAACTGGAATGGATGATGGTAAAATAATAAGCATGTATGGTTCGGTTGGTGATAAAGAATGTGATGAAGCTGCAACAGCATTTTACAAAAATTATTTTGACAAGCGAGCACAAGGAGTACCAGTTATGATGTTTTATCGAAGTAAGGACGACAAACCAGACATCGATTCATTAGGTAGTGATAATGTTGCTCAAAAATATCAGGAAATTAATAAAGAAATTCAAAGTAAAATATTAATGTCACATCAAATTCCATCAGGTTCAATGATTGGTATTCAAACTGCTGGGAAGCTAGGTAACACTACTGATTCTCAAACACATGAGGAGATATTTTTTAATCGTTATGTCAAACCTTGTCAAAAAATTATTGTTAATTATTTTAATCAAATAATGAAATATAATGAATTATGTGAAATTAAAATAATTAACAATAATGTGTTCAATGAATCGAAAATTGAAAGTGAAAAAGCAGGTATTGATACTGATGAAGAAAGCGAAAATGTAGAAGAAAAAAATAATATAATATAATGGAATATTTGACAACTTTAAGCGTTATAAAAAAAAATAGTATTATTAGTAGTAATATTCAAGATAAATTTTTAATTTCATTTTTAAAAAGAGCACAAGATAATAATTTACAATCTTTAATTGGGAGAAATTTGTATAAGGAAATTCAAGATAATATTAAAAATAATACACTTTCTGAAAAAGAAATAATTTTGTTAAAAGATTATATTGAAGATTATTTAATTTCTCTCGTTGAATTTAATATGATTGAAAGTCAAATGATTTCATTAAACGGGTCAGGTATTTTTAAAAATAATCTTAAAAACACAACATTACTTTCACCTGATGAATTTTGGAAATTATTAAATACAAAAAAAGAAGAGTATATATTATATGGTAATTTAATAATTGAGTATATTGAAGATGAAAATAATATAGATGATTTTCCAAAATACAAAAATGTTGAAGTTGAAAATTATATTGAACCGGTTGTTGAAAAGGTATTTAATGTTAGATATCCCAACGAATATATTAATTCAATTTATCCTAAAAATTAAAATACAAAAATGGAAACTTTAAAATATGTAAGAGATGAAATAAATAATTTTATTACAGGACATACAGTTTTTGAATCATTTACTTTTGATGATATCTCAAATTACCCGGAAAATGCATCAAATATTAAATTCCCGTCTTTATTCATATCTCCGAAAACTTTGTTGATAACAAATAGTAGTATTAATTATTTATGCGACATAGTTGTTGCAGATATGTTAACTGATGAGATTGATTATGATTTAAAATGTTCGGATAATGCAATATTAATGTCAGAATTTTTAACTTATTTTGATGAAAATAATGAATTTCGATGGTTCATTAAGGGTCAAGATAATAATTTTGAATATTTTGTTAATGAAGTTGGAGATACAACGGGAATATTTGGTCCAATTATTATTAAGATACCATTTGCGTGGAATCACGAAAATATAAGAATGAAGAAATAATGAATGATTTAACAGGTTCAGTGAACTTAATGAAAAAATACGGTGAAGAATTAATCGCTGATTTAATTGAAATAATGAAGGATAATGGTTCGATGAATATTTGGAAAAATGTTTCATTTGAAATTGTCCAAGATTATAGTGGAATTAAATTACTTTTAATAGCACCAAAAGAAATTTACTTTTTTTCAGAAGGGAGGAAAAAGGGGGGTTGGCCCCCTAAAGGTCCAATTTTACAATGGATTAAGCAAAGAAATATTCAATTTCGAAATAAAAAAGGACAATTCATTAAACGATCATCCGCTTTATATTTTATAAGAAAAAAAATAGCAGAAAAGGGAACTGTTTTACCAAGTGGGACTGCTAAAGGTGCCCCACATTTTTTAAATGATTCGAGATTAAAAATGAGAAATCAATTTTACAAAAAAATAATACTTGAATATCGATACAGTTTAGCGACCGAAATTGTTTTATTTTTAAAGAAAAATTTAAAACAAGGATCAGCTGGAGTACATCGAATTAATAGGGGAATTCAACCATTACTCTAAAAAAAAAATATATAATATAAATGTCAACAACACTTTCAACATTAAATAATTTGTCACCAGTTTACTCAGATAATTTGAAATTAACAGTTTCTGAATCAACCGCAAGTAGTGCATTTACATATATATTCATAATTACCCTCAATACTACAGTAATAGATACATTCAGATATTTCGCTGATCCAATTACATTTAATGCAATAATAGATCTGTCCCCTATTTTGTCAAAATATTTCACATCGGAAATATACACACCGTTGGGTGATGTTATTGAAAGTATAAGCGATAGCATATTCACATATTCTGTTGCTGTTACCACTTATAATGCTTCTAATCAAGTAGTTGATACTGCTAATACTGGTAACAAATATGTATTTAATGGATGTGAAGATGTTCAAGATAATTTTGATATTGATGATTTCATTTTTCAAACAGGTAAAACATCTAATTTCTTAACAAATTGGAATACAAACAGAATGATTACTATCAACGATAAAGCATATTTAAATACAATTATTGGTAATTACACTACTAATGTATCTGCTTTTTCGGGAATCGAAGTAACTCGTTATCAAAGCGATAATACAATTAGCAGCGTTGAATATAACAATACTGATAACACTAATAAGAGAATAATTAATTTAGACGTTTCACCAGATACGATTAATATTATAAATTCTAATTTTTTAAATAGTGATACATTATATTATACAATTAAAGAATTAAACGATCGAGAGAATGTGATAATGAGAATTAATATTATTCAAAAATTTAAACATACTGATTATTATAATTTTTTATATATGAATAAATTGGGAGGAATAGATTTCATTAGCGCAGGTGTTTCTCCAATAGAAGAAATTAAAATTAAAAAAGAAATATTAGATCATTATGAGACTTTGAAAGTATATAATATTTCCTCAACAAATGAAATTATTGTATTAACTGAATTATTAACAATTGATCAATTTAATTATTTATATAATTTGTTTACCTCTCCTGCTGTTGAAGTTTATTATGAAACAATTTTATCATCAATTAATATTACAAATCGCAAAATTGAAAAAATATCTAAATATCCAAAGAGTGATATGTTGAGGAGAGTAATCGAATTTGAATTTAATAATAAAAAATACATACAACAATTTTAATGGGGAAAAACACGGGGACATACATAAGATTTTCAGATGCAAAATTGGAATCAATTGATATTAAAGATATTGAAGTAACACTTCAACTATCTGATATTAAAGAGATTAATTTAAATATGACCAGTTATTCTCTCCCAATTAAATTATTATTAACTCCAAATGTTGTTGGAATATTTGGAAGTTTAGATAATTTAAATAATACATCTACTATCCAACGAGAACGTATTGATTGTCAATTATATATAGATGATCAATTAATAATCAATGGGTATTGTTATGTTGATAACTATAGTACTGATTATTATAATATAAGAGTAATCGGTTCCGATTTGAAAATTTTTGAAACTATTAAAGATTTGTATCTCGATGATTTAACATTCACAGATGAGGTTGTAATCGAAAATAAATACAAAACATACAAGAGCAATTATGACACTGATCAAAATTCAATGAATGATATTGATTTTGTTACAATTGATTGGAGTAATATTGGATGCGAAAATAATGAAGATGTGAAAGGTTACTTAAGTCCATATACAAATCGTTTATTTTCGAAGCAAAGATTAACACCTGTTTTATCTTCAAAGAAAATATTTGATAAAATTATATCAGAAGCTGGTTACACATATAGTGGTAGTACAGCTTTCACTGAAATTTTTCAGCACGAAAAAATTACAACTAACATCCCTGAAGTTAATTATTGTAAAGTGAGTAATAGTATTTTCCATTTTCAAAATACAGGTACAGAAATTAGAATCGATTCTTATAGAAATGCGTTTTGGAAGTTTGTAAATAATCAAACAATATTTAATGGAAATACTTGGGGTGAATCAACAACTAATGGTACAACAAGAATACAATTGTCGTTAGAAGAAAATACGACTTATACTTTTTATTTTAATTTTTCTGCGATTTCATTATCAGGTAGTGACACTATTCAGTGTAGACTAGAACAAATGAGTGCGTCATCTTCTCTAACTGGTCACGTAATTCAGTTCAGTGAATTAAATTTACAAAACTCCGGTTTAACTGGTGGTGTACAAGATTACACACTAGTTGCTAATTATACAACTAGTGAAAAAGATACATTTTCGGATAATTGGAGAATTAATATCCAAAAAATAGATTGGGTCGGTAATACCAAAATATACAATACATTATCAGATTCATCATATTCTAATTTAACAGTTTCTATACCAACATATTTATATAATCAAACAGTTGATTATCAAGATTTTATACCAATTGGTATTTTACAATCCGAATTTTTGAATGAAATAATTACAAAATATAATCTATTTTTGTATAATGATTTATCAGATCCAACATTTTTACATATTCAAACATACGACGATTTTTACAACGATGATATTTTAGATTGGTCAGATAAAATCGATTTGGATAAAGTAATTTTTGATGATTGGTCAAAAAAAATGCATCGACAATATATTTTAGAAACAGGTTGCGGAGATTTAATTTCAGCAGAATTTAAGAAATTAAATTCTATTTCTCTTAATCAAAAAAAACTAGATAATGATAACGTCAATTCAGTTTCTTCGGTTAAAAAAATTAAAAATAAATTTGGTAGTGGTGTATTTACAGATCGTTGCGAAAACACAACAGATAAATATGATATTGATACTGTAGTCCCATTCCCAATAATGAGTCATTATTCATCAATTAATTCTACAATAATTTCAGGATTTATCAATAAAATGTATTATGGTCCCTTGGAAATTAATATACCCATTCCTTATGACAATTATTATAATAATACATCAATTATTACATATTATGAAATTGACAGATATTTAACATTGTCACCTTTTTTAAATACTGGAATTACATATCAAAATATTGTATCATTGAACAATAGCGATATGTTTAATATTAATTACGATTCATCGGATCAATATATTTCTAACACGGAATTTGAAAATGTGACAAATGAAAATATGTACACAAAATTTTGGGGAAACGACACAATTTTAAAAATAAACGGTAATTCGAAATATGCAAAAATTAAAATGAAACTATCAAATTTTGACATTTCGATTTTAAATTTTAAGAAAAAAATATATATTGACAATCCAAAATTAGGAGGTGCTTATTACCGATTATTTTCGATAACATATTCAACTGATCCTAAGAAATTATCACAAGTCGAATTTTTAAAAATTTCAACATATGACACATCATATGATGCAACAACAACAGTGATTCACCATAATTTCATCGGAGGTAATTCAGCAAATACAAGTGCAAACACTGGAGCTGCTAACTCTAGCGGAGCAGGGGGAACAGATTTATCTATTTATTTACAAAAAAATATATTTGAAGATTACGAAGATGCAAATGATACAAGAGTAGATGCAGCTGAAAGTGATATTGTTGTATTACAGAGTGAAATCGATACAGTTGAAAGTGATATTGTTGTATTACAGAGTGAAATCGATACAGCTGAAAGTGATATTGTTGTATTACAGAGTGAAATCGATATTGCTGAATCTGATATTGTTGTTTTACAAAATGACAAAGTAAACAATTCAGATTATGAAGATTTAGATGTTTTAAATAAAATAAAAAATGTTGATGGTCCAGGGTCAGGGTTAAATAGTGATTTGTGGGATGGGTATGAATTTTCTGATTATTTAAATCAAACTATTAAAACAACATCTTCACCGACATTTAATACTTTAAATGTTGATGGTAATATTCAAGATAATTCTGGTTATTCAAGGGGTTTTGGTGGAAGTGGGTGGAAACTTGAAACTGATAATAACCATTTAACTGTAGATAATTTAACTGTTAGACAATCAATGTCAGTATA